ACGCGGCGGCCCAGCCCGGCGCCACCGGCACCGTCACCCTGCGGGTCAACCTGGACGGTGCCGCCGTTTCCCAGGCAATCACCGCTGGCGCGCTCACTGCCGATGGTCTGATCGTGGCGGGGACGCCTGGCTACCGCGTTTCCCGGTCTCCGCGCTCCTGGCGCGTATCCCGCGCACCCCGCACCTGGCACGTTTCCCGTGCCCCCCGATCCTGGAGGGTTACCGCATGACCAAATTACTGCCCGAGACGGATCCGCGGGAAAACCCCGTGCTCGAATTCGACTTTGACGGCGACCTGGAGAGCATCACCACGGTTGTTCTGAACGTTACCCCCAGCGGCGTTGATCTGCTCGATGGTGCGCACCAGGTGGTGGGCGCCATTGTGTACCAGCGCATCAAGCGTGGAGTGGCGCTGGCCAACACCAACTATCACATCGACTGCGAGGCAACGGACGGCGTTAACTACCGCGTGCGCGCGGCAATCATTCCCATGAGGGCAGCATGAGCTACGCCACCCAGCAAGACATGATCGACCGCTTCGGCGAGCGAGAGGTGCGCATCCTCTCCGACCGCGAGAACACGGGCCTGATCGACCCGGCCGTGCTGGCCTACGCGCTCACCCAGGCCGACGCCGAGATCGACGGCTACCTGCAGGGCCGCTATGCGCTGCCGCTGGCCGTCGTGCCCACGCTGCTGATCGGCATTGCCTGCGACGTGACGCGCTACCGCTTGTCCGGCACCGACATCCGCGAAACCGATCCGATCCGCATGCGCTACAAGGATGCGACCAAGCTGCTCGACAGCATCCGCAAGGGCGACCTGAACCTGGGCCTGTCCGCCGGCGGCCAGCCCGCCCCCGAGGCCGGTGCCGTGCGCGTGGTCGAGGGCACGCGCGTGTTCACGCCTGGCACGCTGAGCGATTACTGATCATGACTCGACATGAGGTTGAGAAAGTGATCGGTCAGACCCCGTGTCTGTGCGGAGAGATCGAGACGTGGCATCCGAAGTGCTACCGGGGGAAAACAGACCGCGAGATCGCGGTGGGCTATACCCGCGCGTACCGAATCGCCCGCCGGAAGTTGAAATCCCGCGTTGCCGTATCCGCTGGGCTTTTGATCGATCTGGCACGACTCGGGGTGAGTAAATGATCGCCGCCATCGAAAACGCCATGATCGCCGCCATCACCGCAGCCCAGTGGGACTGGCGGCCGCGCGTGTGCGAAAGCTACGCCGGCCAGCTCGACGACGACAACCTCGACAGCGTGCTGCGCGCCTTCCCGGCGATCTGGCTGGCCTACGCCGGCAGCCCTGCACCAAAACACATTGGCGCCCGCAAGTGGCGGGTGGATGTCAAATTCGCCGTCATGGTAGGTGCGCAGCACCTACGCGAGCAGGCGGCGCGGCAGGGCAGCACGGCGGACGTGGGCACCTACCAGATGCTGGCGGATGTGCAGGCGGCGCTGTTGTACCGGGATTTCGGGCTGGCGATCGATTTTCTCAAGCCCGGCGCGATCCGCACTTTGTACAACACGCGGGTGGCAGGCCAGGGCCTGTCGGTGATGAGCCAGGAGTGGACCACGGCCTTCATCGTGACCATGCCGGCGCCAGGCACCCGCCCCGATGCCGACTGGCTGCGCACGAACTTTGAGTATTTCCTGAAACCCGGTGACGCCGTGGCAGATGCCAGCGACACCATCACGATGAGCTGAGGAGCACCACATGAAAGTCGTCGCCGCACCGGGGTTGCAAGTCCCCAAGGAAGACAAGCCCCGCGAATACATCACGCAGGACGAAGAGGTCGAGGTGCCCGAGTCGGCCTACTACCTGCGCCGTGTCACAGACGGCGACCTGGTGAAGGTCGGCGTTAAACAGACCAAGAAGCCGTAACCCTTAACGCCGCATGCATCGGCCATTTTTGACGATGCATCATTGAAGGAGCCAAGCATGGCCAGCCCCAACATCAACTTCGACAACATCCCGAGCAGCATCCGCAAGCCGGGCAAGTACTTCGAGTTCAACACCAAGCTGGCGGTGCGCACGCTGCCCGGCAACCTGCAGAAGGTGCTGATCGTCGGCCAGCGCCTCGCAGCGGGCACGGTGGCGGCCGGTGTGGCCACCGACGTATTCTCCGACAAGGATGCCGCCGGCTTCTTCGGGCGCGGCTCGATGCTGCACCGCATGTGCACGGCGGCGATCAAGGCTTACCCCTACCTGGCGCTCACCGCCATCGCCGTCGACGACGCGGCCGGCTCGGCAGCGGCCACCAACACGATCACGATTACCGGCACGGCTACCGCATCCGGCCTGCTCACGGTGAAGATCGGCGACGTCGCTATCGAACTGGCGGTGGCCACCGGCGACATCAACACCGCCGTGGCCACCGCGCTCAACGCTGCGATCGCAAAGTATCCCGATCTGGCCGTGACCGCCGCCGTGTTGGTCAACGTGGTGACGCTGACGGCACGCAACAAGGGCACCCAGGGCAACGAACTGAAGGTGTCGGCCACCAGCACTGCCGCCGGCATCACCGTGGTGGCGACTGCGCCCGCCGGTGGCCTGGTCGATCCGGACATCACCGCAACCCTGGCTGCGGTATTCGCCGCGGGGCATCACATCATCGTCACGCCCTACAACGTGCAGGCCAGCCTCACCATCCTGCGCACCCATCTGGACAGCGTCTCCGGCCCGATGGAACAGCGCGGCGCGATCGGCGTGTATGCCACCACCGGCAGCCTGGCCAATGCCACCACGCTGGCCGGGCAGATCAACAGCGGCCGCATCTCCTGCGCCCTGGTGCCGGGCAGCCTCACCCCCAGCTACGAGATCGCGGCCGCTTACGCCGCCGTGGTCGCCAGCGAGGAAGATCCGGCCCGCCCGCTCAATACCCTGGCGCTCACCGGCGTTAACGCGCCGCCGCTGGCCAGCCGCCTGAGCCGTACCGAGCAGGAAAACGCCCTCTACAACGGAGTCACGCCGTTCGAGGTCGGCCCCGGCGACAAGGTGCAGATCGTCCGCGCGATCACCACCTACACCCTGGACGCCCAGGGCATCGACGACGTCAGCCTGCTCGATCTGACCACCATCCGCACCCTGGATTACGTGCGGGTGGCGGTTCGCAACCGCATCGCGCTGCGCTTCCCGCGTGAAAAGCTGTCCGAGAAAACCCCGCCCAAGGTGCGCAGCGAGATCCTCGACGTGCTCACCAAGCTGGAAGAGCTGGAAATCGTCGAGGCGGTGGAAGCGAACAAGCCTGGCCTCATCGTCGAGCGCGACAGCCAGGACGTCAACCGCCTCAACGCCAAGATCCCCACCGATGTCGTCAACGGCCTGCACGTGTTCGCTGGCCGCATCGATCTGTTGCTGTAAGCCTGAAAGGAAAACCCAATGGCACTCGAAGAATACGTTGGCCACATCGTGCTGGAAGTGGATGGCCAGGAGGTCGAGGTGATCGACCTCAACGTCGCCCAGTCCACCGGCCGCAAGCTGGTCAAGACCATGAACCGCAGTGGACGCGCCAAGGGCTTTGCCCGCGGCATCGCCGAATTCGGTCTGTCGCTCACCGTTGCCGTCCCGCTCACCGGCGACATCGACTGGGCTGCGATCGAAGGCGCCAAGATCACCAAGTTCCCGCTCGGCGCCGAGCAGCAGCGCGAATCCTTCCTCGACTGCTTCACCGTCAGCGTGGGCGAGAAATACCAGGTCGACGGCGAAGCCCGCCGCGACCTGTCCATGCAGGCGCTGCGCAAGGTGACCGAATGATCACCGTCACCGGAAAGCTTACCCACGGCATCAAGGTGGGCGATGTCGCGCACAAGGATTTCGAGGTGCGCGCCGCCACCATCGGCGACTCGGTCGATGCGATCGAGGAGGCCGGCGCCGATGCATCGTTCATCCGGGTCAAGGTGCATAAGATCGCCCGCTGCCTGGTGCGGGTCGGTGACCTGAAAGAAGGTGAAATTACGGCCGACATGCTGCTGGCGCTTCCGGAAGTGGACTTCAACCCGCTCGATGCGGCGCTGGATGAAGCGGAAAAAAAGCTGACGGGCTCGGCAAAGCCCTGAAGCCTTATCGCCAGCTTCTGCTGGCGCTGACGCAAAAGGGATTCAGCCCGGCCGAGGTGATGGCGCTCACCGAGCCTGAGGCGAGCGCGCTGATCGACATCCTGACCGAAAAGCCGGGCCCCAAAACCGAGTCGTCCAAACGCTACATTCCACGCCGCCGCAAACGTAAAGCCAAGTAAATGTCCAGCCAGGCCGATCTCAACCTTCAGCTGCTGCTGACGCTCAATGACCAGATGAGCGCCGGCATGCGCCGCATGCTGAAGGACGTCCAGGGCGAGACGGCGAACACCACCCGCAAGATGCAGGAACTCGACCGGGCAGCCGAAAAGGCCGGCAACAACCGCATGCCCAGCCTTCTCAACGCCATGCGCCAGCTCGGGCGCGAGACCAAGACCGTGCTCGACCTGGTCACCCGGGTGGGCGCTGCAGCCGCCGCGGCGGGCTATGCGGTCAGCCGCATGTCGGCCAAGCCGATGGAATACGACTCGCGCCTGGCGCTGATGGCCAACAC